TTAACTGAGGTGGCTGAATGAAATATGGGCGCAGAACAACGTCTATTGCCAGACAACAGGCCGCACAGCAGTTAGCAGAGCAGGACGAGTCCGACTGGACAGACTGGTTACCCGCTGGAGGCACCGGTATCGGGGCGGGTGCAGCAGCCCTCTCGGGCGCCGGCCTGCCCGTAATACTCGGTGCTGCCGCACTCGGCGGTCAGGCTGGCAGTTCGCTTGAGATTCTTGCCGAAGGCCCTGAACAGCCAGCAAGGATGGGCAGGGGCGCAGTGGGACTGGCGCAGCTTGCCGGTGACAAGAAGTCAGCGGAGATTATTAAGAAAATCCTTCAGGGCTGGGGGTCCTCCTGATGGAAATCAAGGACATTGCCAAGCTCGTTGCCGACTCCAAGAACGACCGAAAGCCCCTCGTCAGAACCTGGGACCTTATCTCCAGGTATGTGGCTGGCAAGCAATCCCTGAGCTTCGATAGAAAGATCAATCAGTTCATCAGTCGCCAGCGCACAGACAGCCGCGTTGTCATCAACAGGCTCCTGGGGATTCAGCGCACCGTCGTCGCCAAGCTCCAGGTCATCTACCCCTCAGTGGGTGTCCTCCCCGCCTCGCCTTCGAGCGAAGACATCGCCAAGGCGGAACTGAGCGAAGAGGCAATTCAGTACAACTTTCATAATGACAACATGAAGGAAACCCTGAACGACCACATCTTGAACCTCGTCCAATTCGGCACTGCAGCCCTCCATACCTACTACGATGCCGACCAGGACAGGGTCACCACAAAGAACGTCTCGCCTCATGACCTCTTTGTTGAGGTTGGGGCCACCAATCTCGAAGAGTCCAGGTTCGTAGCCGTTCGTAGCTTCATACAGAAAGAGGTTCTCGAAGAGGCGTATCCCAACCAAAAGTCGAGGATTGAGGACTACACCCCCGTCAAGCCAGACGATAAGCCAGCCGAAGAGACTCTCGCCGACAGGGCGGAAATCTTCGAGGTCTACGTCGATGATGGCAGACACCTCATCATGTTCGACGGAAAGGCCCTCTATGAGGGCGAATGGGACGGTAGCCACCCCGTCTGCGTCAGCAGATACACCAGGCTTCCAAGAGAGTTCTGGGGCATCGGCCTCATCGAACCCTGTCTGGAGCTTCAAAACCTCTACAACCAGGCAAGAACCCAGGTTCTCAAGAACGTAGAGTTGATGTCGAACCCGAAGTGGCTAATCCCGAAGACTTCTGGGGTGAGCGCAGACAGCATCAGGGGAAAGGCTGGGGAGAAGATTTACTACAACCCTGCCGGCGGGACGCCAACGCAACTACCTGCGGCGCCGTTGCCATCCTACGTCTTCGACAACATTCAACGCCTGCAGTCTGAGATCCAGGACGTTGCCGGTATCCACAACATCTCGATGGGCAAGAGAAGCGTGGGTGTGACCTCTGGGAAAGCCATCGAGGCCCTCGCCGCACAGGACACAGGCCAGCTTCAGATAACCCAGAACAGCATCGAGTACACAGCCGCCCATACCTTCTCAAAGGTATTGCAACTCATGAAGCTCCACTATACCGAGGGCAAAATGGTTGCAATGTTCGACACTTACGGCAAGGCGGTTTTCAAGGAACTCAAAAGCTCAAACATCGTTGACGACCCAGACGTCTTCATCAACGCATCTTCGATGTTTCAGGATACGAAGCAAACCAGAGACGCGCAGGTCCTTGAGCTTTTCCAGCTTCAACTCATCGACCAGGAGACCGCCCTGCGGGAACTGTCTTTCAAGACAGGGACCGGCTACCGGCTGGAGAAAGCCGCCACCATCTCCCACGCCCGTGAGGCTCTCGCCGCAGTCATCGCCGGCTTCGAGATTGAAATCATGGCTAACGATGACATCGACGCATTCAAGACCGTGTTCAGCAGCTTCATCAAGAGCGGTGATTACTACGACCTGCCCGAAGAGACGCAGAACGTCATCGCCTCGATACTCAACTCTCTGCTGGCCCCTCTCGACGATGCAGCCCTTCAGGGCCTCGAAGGAAAGCCGGTTGTCTACCCCCGTGCCGCTCCTGGGCCATCGTCAGCAAGGCGGATACCTCCTAACGCAGAGTTTGACCCGCAGGCTATCCTGGAAGAGAACGCAGAGGCTGCTGGGGAGATGCCGTGAACACCACAGAGATTATGCGCTACTTCGAGATGGTCATCGACGAGAGCGACAACACCTTCGTCAACGCCACAGACAAGGCCCTTTTCCTCACCCTGGGCCACAACGAGTTCAGGACCATCGCGTTCGAGGAGACGCCTCTAGACATGGTGTCCTCTGTTGATTACACGCTCGCCGGGGTGCGGACCATCGACTTGAGCACGCTTGTCCCTGACGATGCCGGCTCTGTCTTGTTGAGCAACTCTGTCACCACCTCAACGCGAACGATGCTCAAGCTCCACTCTGTGGCGATGATGTCTGGTACTGACGTCTCGTATTACTATGACCTCGTCGTAGACAACACGAACATCACGGACTACCCGTATCCAATCCTGGCAACGCCCGTTGCATGGCTCAGGGCCTCAACGCTTCGCTTTGCCACAGACCAGACGGGGACGATTCGGGTCAGTTACCTCAAGGAATCCGATGTCGATTTCTCTGTTGCCGGCCAGTTTGTGGACAACTTCCCGCAGTTTCACCCTCTCATCGCCATGTTTGCCGCGAAGCATTACAGCGTCATTGACAACGGGGTGAATGAGCAACTCGAAGCCAAGACGGCGTCGTTTACTGAGGAGATGAAGGCTTTCTTGGCGAGTACGAGGGTTCCGCGAGGGGCGCAGTGGGTTCAGGAGTAGTTCTGTGGCGACACCCAAGCAGCAACTGGACATTCTAAGTCCAACGGTGTCTCTGGACCCAGAGAATGACGGCAGTTTCGTCCGAAACCTCGAAAACAGGCAGGGTTCCTGGGCAGTCAGAAGCGGATTCGGGTTGCTCTATAGGGGCGACTCGACGATGTCCATCAATGGGTCATCGTCTTCACCTCTGGGATACAAGAAGCACCTGGGAAGCTACGCGCTGAAGACAGCGTTCGGCCATACCCAGATAATTACAGTGTTATCAGCGGACTTGTTCACAGGTGAGAGCCGGGAGGTTGGTACATACGCGGCAGTCTACTCTGTCTCGGTCTTCGATGTTAACGATAATGTGCGCGTTGAGCACGTTCTTCACAAGGTCACCGGGGATGGTGGCCGCTCGTTCCATGAGACGAGGGTTTTGAAGGCTTGTTACGAGACGGCGGCTGACAAGGCGGCGGCGAATTGGACGATGTCTGGCGCCAAGCCAGTGGCCTTCCAGGAGTTGGCCGGGAATCTCTACTTCTCCAACGACGACATCGGGGTCTACGTCTATCGGCCCTCTCTGGTTGTTGAGCGTAACGCCCAGCTTCAGGGTGCAGATGATTACGACTGGTCTCCAGCAAGGGGCGAGGTAAGCTCTGTTACCCCGGTGGTTTTCTCTGACGGGTTAAACACCGAAGCCTTTAACTACGTCACAAACAACGACCTGGCCGGCGTCTCGGCTATGTGCGAGCACCAGGGTTCACTGGTTTACGCATCTGGCAACACCATCTTCTACTCTGATGCCTTTCTGCCCAACAACATCAAGGCGCGTAACACCGACATCATCCCCGTTCTGTCTGACATCACCGGGATGGCCTCGAATGGCCAGCTAATCTACGTCTTCTCTGACACCGAGACGTGGGTTATACAGCCGGCCCTTACTCAGACGGGCCTCCTGTCGGGCGGGATTCTCACAAAGCTCTCTTCAGAAGTTGGCTGCGTGTCCCCGACGGGGTTGATGACGATAAAGGGTGTCCCTATTTGGGTCTCAAGCCGGGGCGTTCACGCCATTTCTGGCAATTTCGATTACGCAACCCTGTCAGACCCGATTCAGGAGTACTGGACAACGGGCGTCTCAGACCCCTTTTCCCACTATGCGACACAGGCGGGGCTCGCCAGTCTGGCATTACAGCAACCTGAGAGCTTCAGCGCACCTCCTGGCGCCCCGCACATTGGCTATAACGAGCACTTCGAGGAAATCTATTGCTCGTTCGACAGCAAAGTCTGGGTTTTCTCCAAGCAGACGTGGCTGTTGTGGGACTTCGAGAACTACTTCTATAGCTCAACGCCGCTATCTCTTGGGCCGTCGAGGGTGGTAGCAACCACCCCCGTCAACCAGGCACAGGCCCTGTCTCTGCTCGGTGAGACGTATGTAGTCTCTCTGGATAATCCGGCAGAGTATCCAGGCCAACTATTGTCAGCGTTGACCGCTCGCCCCTACAGCATTTATGAGCTTGGGAGGGGAGGCGGCACAGACGACAGTTTTCAGAACGAGAAAGACGTCATAGTAAGGAACACGATCTCCAGGCTGCGTCTGGAGACCCTGCCTGGCCTGGATACGGCGCCGGCGTTCTACTTTGAACTCACCGAAATCAACGCCTCTGGCGAGTATGTGTTCCTGCTTTCCGGGGTGCCACCAGGCGTTGCCGGCGCGCTCGCAACACAGCACTGGCAGTTTGAACTTGGGTTCAACACCACATACTGGGAGCCCGTTTTGTCTGGGGCGCCCCTTTCGGTGCTGAGCTACTCAGTTCCGCACGAGAGGCAGGGCACTGCATCATCCATTGCTGAAGCAGCCAGGTGGGACCACGCCGGGGGCGTAGCGTCCGATGTCGGTGACAGCATTATGATTGAGTGGGATACGGGGCACACCCTTCGGCAACAACTCAACCTTCGACACAGAAGCCCACTGATATATGTGAAGTTCAGGCCAACCGTTGCCAACACCGGGACCAACACGTTTGGGTGGTCGCACCCTGCGGGCTATGTGGCTGAGATTGACGACGGTCTCGCCAACCCCCCCAACCCAGCCAGCGTGTATGTGAACCAGCTTAGCTACACGCCAGAGCCGGCTGTTTACGGTCTTGGCCAGCCCGTGAACTACCTCTACAAGGCCCCGACGACGCGTTCGGACAACAGTGACCAGGTCAGGACGCGGGGGCTCTATACGAGGATAACGTCGCACGGGAAGGCGGCGACCCCGTTTATCCCGTACCCATACGGTCTCTACAACGCGGCATTCGGCTCAGACAATGGAATCTATAACAGCCAGGTGATTGATGGCACAGACGGGCTGGCTACCGTCCCAGAGAAGACTTCTATACGCACCAGGATTCAGGATTCTGTTGGGGCGATGGTAGATAAGGTCTTCGGCGTTGCCACATATGGTGATCCAGGTGTCGCTGCTACGGGAAACCTCCTCATAGACAACGAACAGGTGGACTCAATAGCAATGAGCACCAGTGCCAGGGGTTCCAGCATCGGAATCATCCTCTTCGGTTTCATATTGGACAAGGCTGAGTCTGTCAGGCTTCACGCGGCGAAGATGACCTACAAGGTCATCGGCGGCGCTCGAAGGAGGGGTAGATAGCCATGTTCAGGCTGCTCAGACCCTCAAAGCAGACCCTCACGGGCCTCCGAAATGACGGAATCGTGGACAGTTACCACCGCCTGACGGTCCAGGAGGGCTCTATCAGGCACACCGTGAAGCGTGACGAGACCATTCTGATAGACGGGGGCTTCAAAGGGCACACATCTGACGCCCCGCACACCGAAATCAAGGCAGTGCAGGGTGCCCAGTTCAGCAGCCTGGTCAAGATTACAGACGGCGCCACGGTTGAGGGAGCCACATTCAAGGGTGAAGGCGTCCTCGTCGAGGTCACCGGCACAATGCCGGCGATGTTCAGGGGCTGCACGTTCATTCGAGACGCCGGCACGAACCTGACAACCGCCTTTGTTACCGTTGCCGTCGGCTCTAAAGCCACCTTTCTTGGGTGCAGGTTCCGGTCAGACGAAGACACTGGTGTGATGCAGGGTGCGTCGAATGCGGTGGTCAACAACGCGCTGGCTGCTGACGTTACGGTTGTATCTGGCGTCAACGAGACGGGGTGGCCCCACTTAAACGTCACCTTGTTTGGGGAGGTGTGACCCATGGCGTCTAACCGCATCATCAGGGAGCAGTTCAGCGAGGGTACGACCGTTGACGGGTCCAGAATCCAGGGCGCCCTCGATACAGTCGAGGGGCGCATCAACACGATTCCCCGTGGCGACATATTGCCCCGATACGCAGAGCAGACAATTCATCTTGGGTTTATGCCGGGAGGCATGGGACTCTTCTTCCCGTACCCGTGGGGACCCCTGTATAACTCTTCGCCGTGGGTTGTTGCTGGTGGTCTGGACAAGGTTGTCAACCCGGTCAGAATTAAGGGGTGCTACAACGACAACATCGCGTCTCCCGCAACGGGTGACCAGTATGTATGGTCTACGGGCATCCACCATGTGGCCCCGTGCATAGTCAACGAACTGCACTTCAACGCGGTTACCGACTCGGTGTTTATTAACGCGCTGACTGACAACGCGATACACCTGTTGATTAGCGTCAATGCTGACGGGGAGGGCCAGGATAGGCACCTGAACAGCTTCGAGGCAGTCAAGCACCTGATTTCTGATGATGCGTGGCCGTTTAGACGCACGTCGGCAGCACCGACCGCCGACATGGCCCCGGCTCACACGGAGACGCTCGCCGGGAACATCATATCCTTCAAGAATCTTGGGGTTGCGATACCTGCCGGGGCGAGAGTGTTGTATCAGATTGTGATACCAAAGAGTGTCGGTGGCTGGACCGTCCGCCCCTACCAGACGATTGTGCCGGGAATGACTGTCCACTACCTCGAAGAGATTGTCTGATGAAGCACACCTTTAACAGGCTGGCGAGGGGCGTAAAGCTACAGGTGGGGCACGTTTATACGGCGGTTGCCTCGACGCTGGAGAACCTTACAGCCAAGGCCGGGACTGCTGACGGGGTGGTGATTGACCAACTGGCGGCGCCAGACGGCCCCTTCACTATCCATCTATCCGTTCCAAACTTCGACGCCAACCGGCCAGCGACATCTATACCGCTCGTTCTCCCCGCGTACCAGGACGACTCCATCTGGACAAATGACTATGCGGGGCAGGATACCCTGGTCTTCAAGATTGAAGACGTTGGCTTTTACTTCGACTCTCATGATGAGCTTGCCGGGATAGGCGCATGGAACGATGGCGATGCGAGCAAGGCCTACTTTGGGTCACTGTCAGACTATAAGTTGGAGGTCTCAATCCTTGAGACTGAGCAGTTGATTAACAACTACCTGGTCACGACAAGTTCCAGATATTCCACGGTCTGGTCTAACGCCATCCCGGCGGTGGCGTGGGAGACGGGGCTAAACCCCCAGACATACTCAGAGATAAGCGCAGAGCTTAGTCCCATGAGGACGTATATCCTGCGGGTTGTGGCTCCAGATATTGGAGAAACCTATACCCTCGCACTCCCAAACCTGAACATCTGGATGAAACTTAGCGCCAAACTGGTGCCGCGTGACGTGCATGACCCCGGGAACGGCAAGTACGTTCAGAACATTCCGTCTGACCATAACGGGGCAGTTCAGACGACGCCGATTACAGTAACGTCCCCGGTGGCGGGCGACCTGATAAAGGCAGACGCCGCAACCCCGGCAGACACATACGACGGCGTCCAGACCGCCCTTGGGAAGGCCGACAAGATATTCAGGGACAAGCTCAGGGGCGGGTACAACATTCATTCTGAGTTGCCCGCCGACGAGAATCTTACAGACGGGACAGCCTACAAGGTCATTGCCGTCCCAATGTGGGGCAACCGAAACGGTGACATCACGTCGCCCAACGTAGACACACAGCCATATGTGGGCTCGGCTCCGTACACGGCGATGATTGTTGACCGCAGGGTTATCCCAATATCCAACAATTTCACGGTCCACCATGTAATCGCATGCGCCAATTACCAGAAGCCGATTGCTCCACCGTCAAGCACGTTCTCCCATGACGTGGGCGTGGGTATAGGGTCCGGTCTCAGGTCAGACCTTCACACATACCAACAGGTGGCCCACCTAAGATGGGGGCCGTATGCCGCAGCGGCACATGAGATAGACATATGCGGTGTCACGCTCAATGACACACTTCTCGACTTTTGGGAGATTGTGAGCGTCCCGCTGGTTGAGATAACGGGCGAGGAGAGTCAGAACTACGGGCAGCAGGGCGCCCCGTTCTTTATCGGGCAGGCCAGAAGCGAAACTAATTCCAGGGTCAACGTGGGCGTTGATGGCGGCGTGGTGCCCCCCGGCGTGGCACCGCTCACGTCTGGGCAAGAGAGTTTCATCGAGGTCCGCTGGGGCATTCAAGACACCATCGGGCTTGACCTTCTTGGGCCAAGCGCGATTATCGTTCCGCACTACGGCAACTGGGTTTATATAATCGGAAAGACTACGCTGGTAACAGCGAATCAGGAGTAGGGCAATGGCAAAGACGTCGATGCGAATAGAAGAGGGCGCACGCCGGTCATACACGGACTGGGAAGAGAGTAAACGCCGCGCCGCTGAGGCACTTCGTTCCCAGATTGGGCTTGCAGAGGGTGGCGTAGTCGCCGCCCAGGAAGCGAGCGATAAGGCCCTTGCTGAGTTGCGGGCACAGGCTGCCAGGGGCATGGCAAGCCAATTCCAGGCGGCTGGGCGAAGGGCTGCGGGTGGAGGCACACTCGCAGCCCTTGGGCAGGCTGGACTCGACACGTCGAGAGCGGTCTCTGCGCAGAGGACTCAAGACGAGGCACGCATCCAGGCTGCCAAGATGGCTGCTGCTGACGTGGCTGCAACCAAGGAGCTTGAGATTGCGGACCTGACCGACTCGCAGCGTGCTGCCGAGGAACAGATGGACGCCATCAGGGCCGGTGCCCCAGAGGCCGACCTGTTTGGCGCAAACATTGACCGCGTCCGCTACTACCAGGCAAGGATTAAGCATGTGGCTGACCCGATTGTCAGACAGATGATACTGGACCAGATCCGCCTGGAGAGAGGATAATCCAATGGCCCGCATCCTCAGACGCCGTGTCGTAAAGCCCACCAGGGCGCCAGACAAGAGGGTTTCTCCACGGGAGATTAACCAGTGGCTACAACTCGGCCTGAGCACGGCGAAGATTGCCGAGGTTCTAGGCGGCGCGCTAATACCGGAATCTGAGGGCAAGATTACGGAAAGCGAAGCGATTGCAGAGCACTACGCCAGGAGCCAAAAGGGGCCAGCGCAGAGGGAGTATGAGCGTCAGTTGCGGGAAGGCACCCAACTGCCTGGGTCCCCCCCCACCCCGCAACTGGCGCAACCCGCCCCCACCCAGCAACTGCCGCCACGCACTCAAGAGGCGGCTCCTTCCGACCAGGGGGAGTTCATCAAGGACCAGGTTTCCCGGGGCGAGTATGTCAGAGATGAAGAGCCGTTCGCCCGGGTCGAAACAAGAACCCCCCAAGAGCGAATCGACGCCAAGGCACGCAGGCTTTATGCCCTCTCCATGCGCCCCAATCGTGGGTTTGAGGAAAGACGCGTTGAGGAAATTGACTTCGCTCCGGGCGAGGTTGAAGGCTACGCCGGCCCCAGTGCTGAGACGTTCACCGAGCTTGAGATTGCCCAGGCCATTCAAGACCGAGTTGAGGAAAGGGCGGCAGAGGTTCTTAGTAGGCCAGACTGGTTTCGACTACAGGCCAGCCCGTCTGTGGGTACTTTAGCAAGACCCTCAGACGAGGACGTCGAGAACCTGGCCAACGAGTTATACCGGGCCAGTTTTACCGATGGCCAGTCGGGAATGTCATTCAAAACGGCACGGGAGCAGGCATACCAGGCGTTGTCGGCGGGGCACCAGGAGACGTTAGCAGGGATGGAGTTCGAGGAGGCTCAAGCCATCGCCAGGAAGGAGCTTGGGGTCATCGACAGGATGGAGGCCGACTGGGGTGCCGGCTGGACCGACGAGTCCTCCCAGCCTCAACCCCCGACCCAGCCGC